GGCAAAGCCAAAGACGTAGCAGTATGGCTTAATGAATCACAGAACGGCAAGAAGTATTTTAGCTTGAAGTTTTCAGAACCTTATCAAGCAGAAGCAGAAGCACCAAAGCAAAACTTACAAGACTTACCCGATACCGATTTACCTTTTTAAGTTAGGTGTGTTCAAATCAAGGAAGCGTACAAAAATGTGCGCTTTTTTTTATTAACAACGTTTCGTTAAAAACTACGTCTATACACTATTAGAAAATAATCACTACATTTGTTTAAATACTAATCAATGAAATGGCTTGGTAAAGTTGCAGAACATCACGCAGACTATTTACGCATAGTAAAGAGTTTAGGAGTTGACGACTTAGCAGAAGACATAGTACAAGAAATGTACATTAAGATTAGTAAGTATTGTTCACCAGAACGCATACTACAGGAAAACGGAACAGTAAACAAATACTACATAAGGTGCGTACTTTATAATTTAGTACACGACTATCGTAAACAACAAAACAAGCATAAGAAAGTTAATATAGAAGAAGTGTATAACTTGGGAGTAGAATACGACTACATAGAAGAAACGGAAGCTTTTACTTCTTTGATTCATAAGATAGATAGCGAAGTAGAAACTTGGCATTGGTATGATCAAATGTTGTTTAACCTGTACCGTGAAAGTGGTAAGTCAATAAGAAAGCTTTCTGAGGAAACACGGATAAGCACAAGCAGCATATTTCAAACGCTAAAGTATTGCAAGAACGAAATACGCATAAATGTAGGTGAAGACTACGAAGACTATAAAAACGAAGACTACGAAATTATATGAACGAAAAAGATGTTAAGGCAGAAATCAAAAGACTAAAGACAAAGATAACGGGTGATATGTACGAAGATATGGAAACGATGCAACAGATATACGACCTAAGACTAATCTTAAACCCCGAAATAGAAAACAAACCCGAACTAGACGATGAAGATTGTCTGTATTGTGGTTCTTAAATAAAAACAAATGGAAAAGAAACCTAGAAAAAAACGAACTACAAAAAAGAAGTCTGAAGGATTAGGCGACACAATAGAAAAGATAACAGAAGCTACAGGCATAAAAGCTGCGGTTAAATGGTTAGCTGGTGACGACTGCGGTTGTGAAGAACGAAAAGAAAAGCTAAACAACCTTTGGCGTTACACACAACCTAAGTGCCTACAGGAAGACGAACACAAATGGTTAGACGAATGGTACACTAAAAGAAGTGAAACTATGAAACCAAGCGAACAGAGAAGAATGCTTACTATTTACAATAGAATCTTTAGCACTAACCAACAACCAACACAATGTTCAAGCTGCTTAAGAGAAATTAACATTAAGATGTTGAAAATTTACGAAACTTATTAATATGCCTATACCAAAACCAAAAGCAGGAGAAAAGAGACGCGATTTTATGGCACGTTGTATGTCAGACAATACAATGGTAAACGAATACGGCACAGATCAACGCCTGGCAATTTGCAGTACAAGCTATAAAGACAACCTACAAAAAAACGAAAAAGACAATGGCAAAAAGAGGTAGACCAAGAAAGATAGAAAGCCAAGAACAAATGTACGATATGTTTAAAGCTTACAAAGTAGAACGTAAAAGCAATCCACGTATAAAGTATCACCTAAACCAAAGAAGCGGTGATATGGTAGGTGAACCTTTAGAAGTACCTTTAACAATGGAAGGTTTTGAAATATTTTGTTGGGAAAAGTACGACTTAACAATTAGTAATTACTTCGATAAGAAAGAAGAATACAAAGATTTCTATACTGTCTGTTCACGTATACGCAAGGAAATACGTGAAGACCAAATAACAGGTGGTATGGTAGGTCAGTATAACCCAAGCATAACACAACGTCTAAACGCACTAAAAGAGCAGATAGAACAAACAAACATAGAGCAACCATTATTCCCCGATGTTAAAGAGAACGACTGCGATAAATAAAATCTTAGCGTTAAAAAAACGAATTAAGATTATACAAGGAGGCACAAGTGCTTCTAAAACTTATGGTTGTTTAAGTGTGCTTATAGACCGTGCAGCTAAGAAATCAAATTTAGAAATTTCAGTAGTAGCAGAATCAATACCACATTTAAGACGTGGTGCTTTAAGAGACTTTCTAAAAATAATGAAGTGGACTAATCGTTTTGTAGACGAACGCTTTAATAAGTCACTACTAAAATACGAATTTGCAAACGGCAGCTTTATAGAATTTTTTAGTGCAGATGTTGATTCAAGTAAACTTCGTGGAGGTAGAAGAAATATTTTATATATAAACGAATGTAATCAAGTTAGTTTCGAAAGTTTTTTGGAATTGTCAATTCGAACAAAAGACGAAATATTCTTAGACTACAATCCAACTGCAGAATTTTGGGTACAGACAGAACTTGAAGGACAGGAAGATGCAGAAAAGATTATCTTAACATACAAAGACAACGAAGCTTTAGACGTAGGCATAGTAGACCAAATAGAAAAGAACATAAAGAAAGCAGAAACTTCTAACTATTGGAAAAATTGGGTAGATGTTTATGTAAACGGTATTATGGGCAAACTTGAAGGCATTGTCTTCAGTAATTGGAAACAAATAGACACGATACCTAAAGAAGCAAGACTTGTAGGTTTGGGAATGGATTTTGGTTATACGAATGATCCAACTTCTATTATAGAAATATACAAGCATAATGATAAACGAATACTAAACGAAATAGTGTACCAAACAGGTCTGCTTAATTCTGACATATCAAAGAAGCTGCCGAAAGACGTACCTGTATACGCAGATAGTGCAGAACCTAAAAGTATTGCAGACATACAACGCTACGGAATCACGATTAAAGGCGTAACGAAAGGCAGAGACAGTATTAACTACGGTATTGATGTTATGCAACGTGAAAACTATTTAGTCACTTCTAATAGCACGAATCTAATTAAAGAACTAAGAAGCTATTGTTGGGATACAGACAAGACAGGCAAACGACTAAACAAACCCATAGACAACTACAATCACGCAATAGATGCGGTACGTTATCACGAAATGGAAACGCTAGGTATGAATAAGAATTACGGAAGCTATAATGTTCTGTAAAGTACAAAAACACGAAAATTAAGTTATTACTATATGAAGTTAGACATTACACTTCCTACAAGCTTATCTGAAATACCATTATCAAGGTATCAAGAATTTATATCTATGAAAGATAAGAGCAATGATGAAGAATTTATTGCACAGAAAATGATACAGATATTCTGCGGTATTAAGTTAGGCGAAGTTGCTAAAATAAAGATGAAGCACTTAAACGAATTGATCGCACACTTTACAAAGGTGTTTAGTGAAAAACCTAAGTTAGTGCATAGATTTAAAATTAAAGACTTAGAATTTGGATTTATACCAAGATTTGACGACATAAGTTTTGGTGAGTATGTAGACTTAGAGAACTACTTAAAAGACTGGAAGACGTACCACAAAGCGTTAAGCGTAATGTACAGACCTATCAAGACAAGCTACAAAGACAAGTACGAAATAGTAGACTACGAACCTAACGAAGATATGCAAGACTTGATGAAGTATGCACCTTTAGACGTAGCTATAAGCAGCAGTTTTTTTTTGTCGAATTTAGGCGTAGAATTACTGAAAGCTACGCAGACTTATTTGAAGAAAGAACTGAAGAAGATGACCAAGGATTTAACCAATTCTCAGAAAGACATCAATTCGCAAAAAATTGGGGTTGGTATACAAGCATCTATGGACTCTCTGACGGAGACCTTACAAAGTTTGACGAAGTTACAAGCTACCGACTTACTAAATGTCTCACCTATCTTAGCTTCAAAAAGCAGAAACACGAAATCGAAGCAAGAGAACTTAAACAACAAATGAAACGATAATGGATTATTTTGATATCATAGACAAATTAAAAGCACACTTTGACGGAGACGTTTTAGTAAACACAGTAACACAAGGCAACCTGTTTGACATAGACTTAAGCAAACAAACAATATTTCCACTTGTGCATATTATCGTCAACACGGCTTCGCTTGAATCTAACGTAGTGCGCTATAACATAAGTATCTTAGCTATGGATATTGTCGACATAACAAAAGACGAAACAGTAAGCGAATTTGACGGCAACGACAACGAACTATATGTACTTAACACGCAGCTACAAGTTTTAACACGATGCTACGAACTTCTGCTAAGAGGTGACTTATGGTCTGACAAATTCCAAATAGACGGAAACCCAACTTGTGAACCTTTTGTAGACAGGTTTGAAAACAAGTTAGCAGGTTGGACTATGACCTGTGACATATTAATTCCTAACGGTATGACTATTTGCTAATGGCACAATTTAAGAACATACAAGCATTATTAGACGACTTTAAAGACAACGTAATTCGTGAAGCTAAGAGCAACTTAAAAACGAAAGGCAATCTAAACAAGAGTCTAAAAGGTTATGTCAAAGAATCAAAGAACAGTATACAGATAAGCTTTGAAATGGAAAGCTACGGTGCTTTTGTAGATCAAGGTGTCAAAGGAGACAAGTCTAGCAACAAAGGAAACAGACAAAGCGAATCACCATATAAGTTTGGTACAAATAGCAGTCTTATAGGAAAAGCTAAAGGTGGTATGTCGGGTATTATGACTAAATGGGTAAAGCAAAAAGGTTTCCAATGGAGAGACAAGCAAGGCAGGTTTATGTCATATAAGTCTATGGGTTATATTATAGCACGAAGCATATATTCTAAAGGACTGAAGCCTACACTTTTTTTTACTAAGCCATTTGAAAAATACTACAATAGATTGCCAGACGAACTTATGGAGATGTTCGGCTTTGATATGGAAAAACTATTCGACCAAATAACGAAATCAAACTTTAAGAAATGAGCATTAATTTATCACGTTCACCATTTATAATTACAATAGACGAAACAGGACAAACAGGTTCTAAGATAGAGTTGTTTTTGTGGACTACAGGAAGCCAACCTGCATCACCACAATACACACTTAGCAAAAAGATACCATCGTCAAGCAACATAAAGACGTACTATAATATTTCACCTTATGTAAAAGAGTATTACACTTTTGGTGCTTGGGATAATGATGCAGCTACACTTTTTAACAATGCCATAAGCACGAACTACATAGTTAACTACGCAGTAAAAAGATATAAAGAAGTAAGCGGTACTTACACTTTGCTTACAACACTTACAGGTCAGTTTATGAATGGTTATTCTGAATATATGGAAGGACAGAATAGAGTAGCTGCAAATGTACTACTTGACGAAGGAACATACTTGTACAATTACGATGCAGACATACCAACAAGTCAAGGCAACGCTTTAGCAGGTTCTTTTGACGCTCAGATGGACACAGGCGAAAAGATTAAATACACAAATCTAAGCACGGCAGCAACACAAGAATTTACTGCTGCAAGTGATGGAGTTTTTAGTTTTGGTAGAGTTTACACAGGCAATAATTCGGCAGGTAATAAAGTTGAAATGTTAGACGTTTCTAGCAACGTTATTTTTACTGCTACGTTTAAGCCACAATGCGAACCAAAGTATAAACCTGTAATAATTGACTTTGTAAATAAATACGGTTCTTGGTCACGCATATACTTCTTGAAAGCAAACAAGCGAAGCGTAACAGTAAAAGCAGACCAATACAAACTTAATCCACAGACTTTACCATATAGTGCAACGCAAGACGGAGGACAGATACACGAATTTAACAAGACAGGTAAAGAAACAATCAAGCTAAACACAGGATGGGTGAACGATGGCTATGCAGAATACATACAACAACTTCTGTTAAGTGAAAACGTAACCTTGTTAGACTATGACTTTAACCAAAACTACAATCCTGTAAACGTAAAAACACAAAGCTTAGAAAAGCAGACAGGTCTAAATAACGGAATGATGAACTATAGCTTAGACTTTGAATTTGCATACGATCTAATTAACAACGTAGTATAATGCGAACAGTACAAGTTTACATAGAAGGTCAACGCTTAGACTTATTTGATGACGAACAAATAAACGTTACAAGCACACAACAAAACGTGCAAGACATAAGCAAAGTATTTACAGACTTTAGCCAATCGTTTAGTGTTCCTGCTTCGTCAAAGAACAACGAAATCTTTCACCATTTTTACGAAAACGACATAGGAGACTTTAATGATGTAAACACGTTATTCGATTTTAACATACGCAGAAACGGAAACATAGAAATAGACTACACACCTTTTAGAACAGGTAAGATAAGTCTTGAAAAAGCAGAAGTAAAAAACAACCAGGCGTATAGCTATCAAATTACTTTTTACGGTGATGTCGTTAGTCTAAAAGATAAGTTTAGTAATGACAAACTAATAGACATAAAATTTAACATTACAGAATTTACATATAATGCAAGTGAAGTAAAAACACGAATCATTAACGGTGCAGTAGATTATGACATACGCTTTCCTTTAGTATTTAGTAGAGACGTAACATATGGTGATGGTGGTTCTAATGACTTAACTACAGACGCAGGTGCAGTAAAATACAACGAACTTTTTCCTGCTTTAAAAGTAGAGACAATTTTTGCAGGTATGCAGACTAAGTACGGTATAACTTTTAATGGCACATTCTTAAGCACACAACAATTTAAAAAAGCGTATTTGTTTTGTCAAAATGCAAATGAATTTGTTTTTAAAAGCAAAGCACAAGGTTTAGATTTTACTACAGGTGCTTTAGGTGGTAACAACTATAATAATGCATTAGGTTTTGCAGACTACTTTGACTTGACTAATGACACTTTAAATTACACGCACCAACCTGTAGAAACAGTTTTTCCAAGTTTGCCAAGTGGCTATTCTGTCGTTGACTATCGAAATAGAGTAGGTGCAAGTGTGTTTACTACGTCTTCAGACACATACTACTTAGACGTTTTTTCTAACGGTCAATTAGTACAGACAATAGAAGGTATAGGCAACGCAAGTTATGAAATAGCAGACGACAACGGATTTAACAACACGTTAAATAGAGTTTACAATTTTAACGTAAGAGGTAGTGCAGCTATGACTATTAACATATCTATAAGCTACCAACAGGAAGCAAATATTTTTAATGGCTCAAATACTATAACTATTGAAAACTTGTTTTATGCAAGAACCACGCCTTTTAGTTTGTTAAGCACTTTTGGCATTACAAGTTACTTACCAGATATGACGGTAGAATCTTTTTTTAAAGGCATTTTACAAATGTTTAATTTGACTTGTTACGGTACAGATACAGACGTTTACCAAATTGAACCACTAAGCGAATGGTATGCAAAAGGCGCAGTAGTAGACATTACTGAATACACGGACATAAAAAGCATTAATATTGATCGTGTAAAGCTTTACAAAAACATAGAATTTAAATACTTAGAAAGCGAAAGTGCAACAAACACAATATTTAGAAATCTTACAAGTAGAAGCTACGGAAACACAAGCGTAAGTTTTGACTATGACGGTGGAGACTTTAAGGTAGAACTTCCTTTTGAGAATATGATGATGCAGAAGTTTTTAGGTACTACTTTACAGATAGGCGAAACCTTGAACGAAGACGGTAATGCGTACACGCCTCAACCTGTAGTAATGTACCAATATACAAACCAAACAACTTCGTTTAGATTTACAGACAATACTACACCAGAAACGTTAACATCTTACGCACCTTTTGGACAAGACTTGCTAGACACAAACATAAACTACACGCTAAACTTTAATGCAGACATAAGCACCTTATTAGATGCTATTGTGCCAAATACTTTGTTTAGTGTTTATTATTCTCCATACTTAAGCAACCTATACAATTTAAAGAATAGAGAAACTACCGTAAAAACGAACCTTCCTATAAGTTTACTTACAAGTCTAAAGCTAAACGACAGACTTATAATAAGAGACAAGCGTTATATGATCAATGATATGAAGTCTAACCTAACAACAGGTGAAGTAGAATTTGTTTTGTTAAATGACTTTAGTGATGTTATAAGTGGTGGCACAGATGTTCCTATAGAACCTTTGCAACCGTCAGACGGTGCGCAATGCTTAGACGTTAGAATATTGTTTCCTAATGGTGCAGTAAGCGCAACAGTAACAACAAGTGACGCAGGTGTAACTATAACGCCAAGCACGTTAACAACAGACGGTACAGTAAACGTATGTATTCCTGCTAACACAGACTTGCTTAAGTTGATCGTAACAGAAGACGATGCAGACAACATAAACACGGAGGACTTTATACGTCTAAGAACAGAAGAAGGTAATGTAGCTATATACACTTTGTTAGTGACTTACACTTTTGCAGATGGTAGTACCGCAGCAAATCAAATATTTATACAACAACAACCGTAATGCTAAAGAACATAATAGACTTACTACAACTAGACGACTTCTTAGAAGAAAGCTATAACATACAAGTAGCTAAAGGTTTATACGCTATGCCGAAAGGATTTAAGGAAGCCTGGAAACAAAAGAAAAGAGAACAACATCTTAAAAAACAAAAATAATGGCAGAAACACGAACTATAAACGTAGACATAAAAAGCAACGCAGACGCTACGGCAAAAGACTTTGAAAAAGTAGCAGATAGCGTAGGTGATGTAGACAGTCAAATACAAGGTCTAAACAAAGGCGCAGAAGGTGGCGTAAAAGGCTTTAAGAAAATGTCTACGGCAGCCAAAGGTTTAGGAACGGCATTAAAAGCAGCAGGTATTGGTTTAGTAATAGCAGCATTTGCAAAGTTTACTGAAGTATTAAATGAAAATCAAAAAGTAGCAGACTTCTTTAGCACAACTTTTGAAGCGTTAAGTTTAGCGTTTAATGACTTCTTTAATTTTATTTTTGATAATGTAGGTGGCGTTGTAGATTCTTTTAAAGCTATTTTTGAAGATCCGATACAATCTATAAAAAACTTTGGACAAGCCATAGTAGACAACATTGTAGAACGCTTTAATTCTGCTATAGAATCTATTGGCTTTTTAGGTGATGCAATCGTAAAAGTATTTAAAGGTGACTTTGCAGGTGCAGCAGAAAGTGCAAAGAACGCAGGTAAAGAGTTAATAGATGTTGTTACAGGTGTAGATAACACATTTGATAAAACTGTAGAGACGGTAAACAACGTCATAGAAGCCACTACAAACTATGTTAGTGAGACAGTAAAAGCAGCAAAGGCAACCGTAGACCTAAACAAACAAGCAGAAATTGCAGCAGTCAGACAACAAGGTATAGTAGAACAATTTGACAGACAAGCAGAAAAGCTTAGACAGGTTAGAGACGAAGAAAGAAACACTATAGAAGAACGGATAGAAGCAAACAACAAGTTAAAAGAAACGCTTGACGAACAAGAAGAAGCTGCTTTAAAATTAGTTGACTTGCAAATAGCAGCGGCAGCAGCACAGTTTAAGAAAAACCAAAACCAAGAAAACGAAATTGCACTTATAGAAGCGCAACAAGAAAGACTTGCCGTACTTGCACAAGTAGAAGGTTTTAGGTCTGAACAGTTAGCTAATGACCTAGCACTTGACAGAGAAAAGATAGAACTAACAAACACAAAGCTTGAAAGCGAAGCGACCTTAAGCATAGAAAGAAAGCGTCTAAACGCAAGTAAAATAGAAGACGACTTAGCAAGACTTGAACGTGAAAAAGAAATAGACGCAGAAGAAGAAATACTACAAACCGAAAGACTACAAAGAGTAATTGACGAAGCTAAAGAAGGCACACAAGCAAAAGTAGACGCACAAATTGCTTTAGATGAATTTGAAGTAGAAATAGCGCAAAAAAAATTAGAAAGAGATAAAGAGATAAGTGACAAAGAAATAGAAAACGCACAAACTGTTGCAGATGCAAAAAAAGCTATACAAGACTCACAACTTGCAAATGCAGAAGCTGCTATTGGTTTACTTAAAAATCTTGCAGGAGAAAACAACAAACTACAGGCACTTGCTATTGCAGCAGAAAATGCAGTAGGTATTGCAAAAATAGTTATAAGCACACAAGCAGCAAACGCAGCAGCCAAATTAAAATACGCTGCAATTCCTGGTGGTTTAGCTTTAGCAGCAGCAGAAATAACGGCAAACAAAATAAGTGCAGGTATTGGTATAGCAGCGTCAGTAGCAGCGGCAG